GGACGCTCCCGCCGCCGCCGGCGATCCTGTCCGGTAAAAACGTCAAGACGGTTTTCGTAGGTCCGCTGGCGCTGGCGCAAAAGGCGCAAGGCATTATGAGCCTCGAGCGCACGATTGCGCTTATTGGCTCTATGGCGCGGAGCTTCCCGGAAGCCGGCGACAAACTAAACACCGATGCGGCCATTGACGAATACGCGGACCTGACGAACGCGCCGGCGTCCATGCTCCGATCGGACGAGGACGTAGCCAAGCTCCGCCGCGCACGCCAGGCGCGCCAGGATAAAGAGGCGATCGCCGCGAACGGACCGCAAGCTATTCAGCAAATCGCATCCGGCGCTGAGCTATTGTCGCGGACGCGATCGGCAAGCGGTCGGACGGCGCTCCAGGAAGTCGAGGAAGCGGCGGCGGGATACTAGGCAAGGCAAGGGCGGATCATGGCTGACAAGAAAGATAAGCGCCCCCTGGGCGTGCAATTGGCTGAGCGCGGTTTGCGCGATTGCCTAGCGACGCCGCAAGGCCGCGCGTTCCTGTGGCAAGAGCTGGAAGGCGCGGGGCTATTCCGAATGTCTGCGGACGTGACCTCCCCCTCCCTTACATTTTTCCGCGAAGGTGAACGCAACCGCGCGAACCGCCTGTTAGTGGCGATCCAAACGGTTTCGATTGATGGCTTCCTATTGATGCAAAAGGAAGCGTTTGTAAGGGCAATGGGCAATGAACGAGCAACAGAGCGCAACCGTAATGCTGAATATGGACACGGCACAGACGCCGACGCCGACGCCGGCGACGGAGACGCCAGCTAACGATACGCCGGCGGCGGCAGATACGCCGGCAAAGGACACAACGCCAGGCGCGGATAACGCGACGGCGGACGAAACCCCCGCGCCGGACGCTAACGCGCCCGCTGCGGATGGTGCTGAAACGGTAGAGGACAAGGACGCGGGCGGCCAGCCCGACGCGGACGCGGCTCCAGAAACGTATCAGTTCGTAGCGCCCGAAGGGATGGAGCTACAGGCGGAAGGCGTCGAAGCATTTTCGACGCTGGCGAAAGAATTAAGTCTTTCGCAGGCAAAAGCTCAATCGCTTGTTAATCTTTTCGGTTTGGAAATGGCCCGCCACCTGGAAGCCCATGACGCAGCAAAAGACGCGGCGTTCAAGGCTGAAACGGACGAATGGGTCAGAAAGGTAATGTCCGATCCAGACGTGGGCGGAAGCAACGAAAAAGTCGCCGCGAACCTGTCCGTCGCTAAGCTGGCGGTTGACAAGTACGGCGACGCGGAATTGCGCGAAGTGCTCGAGCGCTTCCAGCTCGGTAATCACCCCGCATTTATCCGCTTCTGTTTCCGCGCCGGAACACCGCTACGCGAGGATACCCCGCTCCACAAAGGCGACGCGACGGCCAGCAATGCCGGCAAGCGCGACGCTGACGTTCTTTGGCCGGACGGCGGAAACAAAACCGCCGTCTAAAACCCTATCAGCCCATGAAAGGCTCACACAATGGCTACTCTCGGAACCCGCTATAACCTGGCGGACTACTTCGCTTCGCGCGATCCTGACGGCGGCGCGGCGAAAATTACGCGCATCCTGAAACAAACGAACGAGATCATCGACGATATGCTCTGGATGGAAGGCAACCTTCCAACCGGACACCAAGCGACGATCGAAACCGGCATGGCGGCTACCGCCTTCCGTAAGTTCAACCAAGGTGTAGCGACCAGCAAAGGCTCCGTCTCGAAAGTTACGTTCGAGACGCACCAACTGGCGCGGCGCTCGGAAATTGACGAGGATTTGGCGAACCTCGGCGGCGACCTGGCCGGCGCTCGCATGAACAATGCGGAAGGCCATTTCGAGCAAATGGCGCGAGACTTCGCGTATCGTCTCATGTACGGCTCGGATGATGGCGAAGGCTTCGCCGGCTTTGCGGAATACTGCTCCGCCGACACCGGCCTTAACAATTCGCAAAACGTGGTCGATGGCCTTGGCTCCGGCTCGGACAATACGTCCGTCTATTTCGTCGGTTGGGGCCGTGGTTGCTTCGGTATTCACCCGAAGGGAACGCCGCCAGGCGTCCGCCATAAAGACCTCGGCCTTCGCGACGCCCTGGACGCGGATAACAACCCGTTCCAAGCCTACGTTGACGAATGGAAGTGGGACGCCGGCTTGGCTATCCCGGATTGGCAATACGTTGTTCGCATCGCGAACATTGACGTATCCGATTTGGTCGCCAATTCCGGAAGCGCGCGCACGCGCCTTTTGGACAAGTTCACGGAAGCCGCTTACAAATGGCCGTCAACGCCGGAAAAAGGCGCTATCTACTGCAACCGCGACATTCTCACGGCTCTGCACCAGGGCGCGACGGAACGCGCCGGCTCCACCCTCACGGTTGATAACGTCGATGGGAAGCCGGTCGTTAAGTGGCTCGGCACGCCGATCCGCCGCGTTGACGCCCTCCTGAATACGGAGGCGCATATCGCCTAACAGGCGATCGCCTAAGCGGCGCGGGATAAGCCCGCGCCGCTCCCCATTTACTCTGATTTGCAAGGTGCAATCATGCGTGACGCTCAACTCTACTTTTCCACCGAACAAGCCATTACGGCGGATGCCAATTCGGAAAACGTCCTCAAACTTGCGGAATTGCACGCCAGCAATACGCAATTCCAAATGGCGAACCAGGGCCTCGGCGTTCTGATCGAAGTTACAACCACGTTCGACACGGCGGCGGAGGACGGTACGCTGGACATTTCGTTCCAGACGGACGCCCTCGCCGCGTTCGGTTCGGCTACTACGCTGTTCTCGCTCCCGCAATTCGCGGAGGCGACCCTGGTTGATGGCTACAAATATTGGATGCCTCTGCCGGCGGGCGCGTATGAGGCGCATGCGCGCCTCAATTACAACGTAGGCGGCGCTGGCAACTTCACCGCCGGCGCGCTCAATGCTTGCATCTGCCCGATGCCGGACGATTGGTTCGCCTACGCCAACAATCAACCCACCGGCGGCTACTAACGCCTGGTGAGCTGATCGAATAGCGACGCGCGGGCGGGGCCAAGGCTCCGCCCGCGCAAGCCGCAACAGGGAAAGAAAAGGGACGCGATATGATGTTGCACGTTCGAGCGATCCGCGACGGGTACGGCCAAGTAGTAGGCGAACCGCGCGCGCGCATTATCAAGGCCGGCGAAGTATTCCATTGGGAAGGCAAGCTAGGCCGCTGGATGATTGACCTAGACGACGCGCCGCACGCTGCAACCGCGCCGCTGGACCCCGCCAAGTCAATCCCGCGTATTCTGCAAAGCGCGCGCCAGCGTTCGCAGGCGGTAGAGAATAGCCGCGCCGCGCAAGCTATGGCGGCGCAAGAAAACGCGGACGGCGAAGCGGCGCTTAAGCGCCAGGCGGCGGCGGACAAGCGGGAGAAGGCGCGCGCCGCGCTTGCGAAAGAGCGCGCCGAAAACGTCGAGTAACCGCGAAGGGCCTAAGCCATGACAAGCGAGACGGATATTGCGAACCTGGCGCTAGGCCGGATCAAGCAAGGGACTATCCTGGACTTTGATGAGGATAGCGCGGAGGCGTTGCAATGCGCGCGCCTCTATCCGATCGCCCGCGATTACGTCCTGGCCGATTTTCCCTGGCAAGTGAACACTGTTCTCCAGGCGCTAGCCGAAACTACAAACGATCGCGCGGACGATTGGGCGTATAAATACACGCGCCCTACTTGCCTCCGCGTCCGGCATCTACTGAACGAGGGCGGGCGGCATAATCCGAAAAAGCCTGTCAAATACGAACAAACAAGCGCCGGCCTCTATACGAACGTCGAGAACGCGCGCGCCGTGATCCTTACGCGCGTCACGGATACAACGCTCTACTCGCCGGCGCTGATTAGTACGATCGCCTGGCGCTTGGGCTATGAGCTTGTCGGACCGCTCGAGGCTAGCGCGGAGCTAATGCTATTCGCGACGCGCAAGTATGAAAGCGAAAAGTCCGCCGCCTGGGGAACGGACGCGGCGGAGGATATAATCGAGGACTATAGCGACGCCCTCCCCGGCGTCCTTTCGGCTCGGGAGTAAAGCCTATGTTTCGCTTGGCGCAAAACGCATTTACCGGCGGGGAGCTGAGCGAGGAATTGTACGCCCGCGCGGACGTGGCGCAATTCGGCGTAGGTTTGAAAACCGCTTACAATGTGATCCTGCATAAGCAAGGCGGCGCGTCCGCTCGAGCTGGAACGCAGCACGTTTGCACGCTTCCGGATAGCACGAAGGCCGCCAGGCTTACGGCGTTCGAGTTCAACGTAGAGCAAAACTATATCAACGTATGGGGCCATAACACGCTCCACGTTATCAAGGATGGCGCGCTCTCCCTCGAGGCAAGTAAAAACGTAACGGGCGCGACGCAAGCCAACCCCGGCGTAATCACGATCAACGCGCACGGTTGGAACAACGGCGACCTGGTGTACGCCTCCGGCCTTGGAGGCATGACGCAGCTAAACGGCAAATACTATCTAGTCGCCAACAAAACGGCCAATACGTTTGAGCTGACCACGCTTTACGGCGCGGCGGTAAACACAACGGGTTATGGAGCCTGGACCGCCGGCGGCGTATTTGCTCGAGCGCATAAGGTGGCAACGCCTTACACGGCGGACGATGATCCGGAGGCGACGGCGGCGCAAGTGTTCTCGCTTGACCTGGCGCAATCGAACGACGAGGCGTATATCGCGCATCTAGGCATAGCGCCTTATATGCTCACGCGAACCGGACACGCGGCCTGGACGCTTACGGCGCAAACCTTCGCTGCAACGCTGGCCGCGCCAGGTTCGATCGCCGCGACCACAACGGTTGGAACCGGCGCGATCACATACAATTACACGGTTACGGCGCTGAACGATGTAACGGGCGAGGAAAGTATTGCGGGAACGGCGAACGATTGCGTCAACGATCTTTCCGCCGACCCTACCTATAAAAATACGATCACATGGGCGAGCGTCGCGGACGCTAGCCGATACAACGTCTATAAAGAGGAAGGCGGCGTTTTCGGTTATATTGGCGGGACAACCGCCCTCTCATTTGTTGACGGACCAGGCGGACCCGCCGGCGGCGAAATTACGCCGGACCTGACGATAACGCCGCCGCTGAATTACAATCCGTTTGATGCGTCGGCAAACTATCCGCACGCGGTAGAGTTTCACGAAGCGCGGCTAGTGTACGCTCAAACGCAAACAAACCCCGGCGCTGTATTCGCGTCGCAACCTACCCGCTATTCCAATTTCAACCGATCGGTTCCGGCGCGTTCGGACGATGTTGTAATTGCGCGCCTACTGCCTGGCGTGAACGCTATTCAAGGGATGGCGTCGCTAGGCGATAGCCTGTTCTGCGCTACGTCGAACGGGGAGTTTACCCTCCAGGGAACGGGCGTTACGCCATACTTGACGCCGGCCAGCGTTACGCCGCGCATGTGGTCGCGGCGCGGGGCCGATCGCCTCAAGCCTCTAGTGGTTGGCGAAGCGGCGCTCTACGTCCAGAAACAAGGGCGTTCGATCTTCGCGTTCGGGCGTCTCGGCTCGAATAGCTATAGCTCTACGGACCTAACCGTTCTCGCGCCGCATTTGTTCGAGGGGCATTACGTCCGCGATTGGTGCTATCAGCAAGACCCGCACGGCATTGTGTGGATTGTCCGGGATGATGGGATGCTGCTGGCGCTGACGTTCCTACCGGAGTTCGAGATATTCGCCCTCTCGCGCGTCGAGCTTGGCGGCGTCGATGTGGAAGTAGAAAGTTGCGCTTGCATATCCGGCGCGGACGAGGACGAAGTATATTTTGAGGTTTCCCGGACGATCAACGGAAGCAAGCGCCGCCACGTCGAGCGCCTTAAGTCGCTCAATTGGGGAACGGACGTAGCGGACTATTGGGGCTTGGACGCGGCTATTCTGTATGACGGCGCGGCGGCCAGCACGTTTAGCGGCCTAGATCACTTGGAAGGCCAAACCGTCGCCGCACTGGCGGACGGGTTCCTGGTGACGGGGTTAACCGTGACGGGCGGTAGCGTGACGCTCTCGAGCCTGACGTTCCCCGCCGGCGCGTCTAAGGTTCTAATCGGTATCCTCCCGCCGGCCTGGGAAATCGAACCCCTGCCGGTAGCGCAACCCAACCAGGGCGGCGCTCCGCAAGGCAAGCGTAAGCGCGTGGTTGGCGTTACGCTCAAGCTCCGGCGGGCGTGTGGCGTGTTTGCCGGATCGAATGAGGACACGCTCCACCCTATGAAGCTCCGCAAGGGGAACGTAGGCGCTGGCCTTCCCACGCCGCCGGCGTCCGGGGATTACTATGTGGCGTTCGATCCGAAGCACTCAAAGGACGGGACGTTCCTAATCCGGGGAACCGCCGGCCTGCCGGCGCGCATATCGGCGCTCTACCCGATGCTGGACGAAGCGTCCGCGCACGTTAGCCTAAACGACAATGCCTAGCGCCGATCTGTTCGTTCGTCCGGCCTCGGACCCGGACTTTATGGACATAGCCTCCCGCATCCGGCCTATGGATCGGCGGGAATGTCTCGAGATATTCGATACGGAACCCCTCGAGGGGATGCGCGCCAGCGCCCTGATCTCCCCCTGGACTATGGCCGTTGTCTCGAGGGCGGAGCTGATTTGCGTTGTTGGCGTCTCGCTGGACCCGGAAACGCCTGGCGTTGGCCTTCCCTGGCTGATCGGAACCGATCGGATACACCTACACGCCTCCGCCTTCGCGCGCCTAACCCCGCCGATTATAGAGGAAATGCACCGAACCGCCCCCCTCCTGACTAACGTAGTCCATAGTGAAAACGTCGCCGGCCAAGCATGGCTTAAGCGCGCCGGTTTTCACTCTGGCGCTACTGAGCAATTCGGAACCGCGACCGCGTTAAGGTTCTGGAGGGCGTCTAGTGGTTTGGTTTGCGGTAGCGGCGGTAGCCTCATCAGCGCTAAGCGCTTTCGGCTCGCACCAATCGGGCAAGGCGGCGAACAAGGCGGCGAAATACAACGCGGCCACATACGAACAAAACGCCCGCTTCACTGAAAGCGAAAAGCCGATCGTCTCCGAAAACGCGCGGAACGAACGCCGCCGGCTGGCCGAAACCTACCATACGGTCGTAAGCGATTTTGTAGTAGCGAAGGCCGCCTCCGGCATAGACCCAAACTTCGGAAGCGCTAAGGCAATCCAGCAAGACGCGCTCCGCGCCTACACGCTGGACCGCGATATTCTGGCGCGGAATGAGGTTTACGCGCTCCAGGATAAGGACCGCGAAGCGTATAACTACCGCCGCCAGGCCGCCGTTACCCGCGCCGAAGGGAAAAACGCGCAAATCGCCGGCAACCTCGCCGCGTTCACAACGCTACTCGGGAGCGCCAGCTCCCTTTCCGGAATGTTCCCAAGCGGCGGCGGCGGCGTAGCCAAGCCTAAGCCGCTCGCGCCGTCATGGGTCGGACCGCGCTAACCCGCTGAATTAAGGACGCCACATGCCAACCGCTCCCGTTCTCATGCGCGACCAGGCAACGCTCCAGGATACGGGCGGACGCCTGGCCGCCGTTGACACCGCCGACGCCTACGGCGCTGGCGTAGGCCGCGCGCTCGAGCGCCTAGGGCAAAAGGGATTTGAGGTCGCTAACGAGTTCGCGGAGCGCGACGCGGAGCGCGACGCCCGCGACGCCGATACGGAATACCAGCGCCGTATCCGGGAAATCATGCTTGGCCGCGAACCTAAGCCGGACGATGAAACGGACGAAGGCGTAGTAGGCTTCCTGCAAATGGAAGGCGAGGACGCCGCCGCCCACCGCATTGATATTGAGCGACAGTTAGAGCTTGCGCGCGAGGACATCGCGGCGCGCCGGCGCTCTGGCCGCGCCCGGGACGCCTTCCTGGACGTATCCTCCCGCCGTCTGGAAAGCTCACTAGGCCAGGCGGACCAGCACGTTCTAACGCAAACCCGCGTCCTACAGGATGCCTCCCGGCAAGCGGCGATGGCGGAAGCGCTGGACGCGGCGTCCGCTCACTACATGAATGAGGCGGAAGCGGCCTCGCATATCAACGCCGGCCTCGAGATTGTCCTAGCGCAAGCGGACGCGGATGGCCTGGACGAACGTATAACCGATCGCATGTTGCGTGAGTTTTCATCGCGCGCATGGGCGGCGGTTATTCTCCGCCGCGCGGAGGATGATCCCGCCGGCGCGGAAGCGCTGATAACCGCCCGCCGTGGCGTAATGACTACGGCGGACCTGGCCGCCGTTATGGACGCAACCTCCGCCGTTCGATCGGCGGAGCGCTCCCGCCGCACTGTCGATGAATTACTAGAAACGCACGGCGGGGATTACGTCGCCGCGATGGCGGCGGCGCGCCTTATCACTAACACTGTGGAACGGGACGAAGCTATGGCGCGCCTTCGCGCGGAAGGCTTGGCGCTCGAGCAAGCGGAAACCCTGAACGCGGAAAACGCGGAGGAACGCGCCCGCGCCGCACTAACCGCCGGCGGTCAACCGTCAACCGCCGATCGCGCGCTATTGGTTCGCGAGGGCCGTTGGTCAACGATCGTAAGTTCGATTAGCTCCGGCTCGAGCGAGGCAAGCGTTCGCTTCCTGCAAAACCAAGGCGAGGTTTTGCTCCTGCTCTCCGAGACGAACCCGCAAATATTCCATACCGTAGTCGATGCAATGCGCGGCGTCCGCGATCCCGCCGTTACGGACGAAATGATTGTTCAACGGACGGGCCGGACGCGCGAGCAATGGGCGTCGCTGCGCGATCAAATTGTAGGCGCGGACGCTGCCCGTATGTCTGCAATTGTCCGCCGCCAGCGTGAAATGCGCGGGGAAATCCCTGTAGGCGGCGGGAATGATACGAACGTAATTCGCCTGGCCGCGCGCCTAAATGAGCTTGGCGCGCCGATCGCGCAAGCGCGGCTAGGACTAGACGTTCGCCGGCCTAGCCTGGTGCAAACCCTAACCGGCCAGGCCGGCGATCAAAACCGCCGCAATTCGGAATGGACGGGCTTTCTAATGGAGGAAGCGCGCCGCTTTTATGAGCAATCCGGCGGCGCTGAACCTACACACGATCAAATGATGGCGATTATTTCCCGCGCTACGGCGCGCGGAACGAACGGACGCGGCGCGTTCGAGGCGCGGCCTGATACGCCGAACAACATGCTCGAGAACGGCCAGGAAGTAATCATCCGCTTCGCGGACATTGATCCGGCGCGGCAACGCGAATTGCACCGCGCCTACCGCGAAACGAATAGTCTCGGCCTGCTGCCTATGGATCAAATCCCGGAAGGCCGCGCGCGCCAATATCTCCAAATGTGGCGGCAATACAATCCTGGCGTAACGCCAGCTCCCGGCTCCCCGGAACATGCGGCTATGGAAAACTTTGTTCGCGAAATGGCGACGGATGATCCGGCGCGAACCTCCGCGATGCGCGATCGCGTGACCTGGATGCAAGAGCGCTACGCCGAAGAATTGCAAGGCTACTAAGCATGACAACCCCCGGCCAGCGTTCGCTTGACCTACTCGCAACCGTTGACGCTGAAATGGAAGCGGAGCGGGAGCGCGAGCGCGCGCGGGCGATCGTAGATCAACCGCCCGTAGCGCCGGACGCCGCCGCCGGCGCGATCCGCGACGGACGCCAGCTTGGCGTTGATCCTGGAATTATCTTTAGCTCCCCGCAATATCCGGAGGCGGCGCGATCACAGCGCGAATGGGAAACCGTCCAGCGTAGCCCTACCCTTCAACGCTATCTAGCGCTGAGCGAACCGGAAACCGCGTCCGCCGCGCGGGATGATTTTACGCTGTTCGCGGACTTTGAGCGGAGCTGGAACGAGTTTGTCGCCGGCGGGCGCGACCTTGGCCGCCGCTACCAGGAACAAAACCGCCGCGCCGGCCAAGGCCAGCGCCAGATAGCCGGCGAAATTGACCAGGCCATAGCGTCCGCTATGGACCCGGAGCAACGCCGCGTTGCCCTGGATCGCGCGCGGCGCGACGCGGAGCAATTCGGCCAGGACTTGATTACGCCGGAATGGTGGCAAGCGCGCGGGCGGGATATAGAGCGCGGGGCCGATCAAACCTGGCGCGTAATTCAACGCGGAACGGCGGACCTGGCGGCGGACTTCCGCGACCAGCCGGCGGTATCTGGCCGGATATACGAACAAGCCCAATTAGGTTGGCGCGCAATTGATCCCGCCGGACCTGGCCTTACGCCAATCGAGCAACGCCGGCTAGATGAATTGTCCGCGATGCAAGAGCCTATGCCGCGAACGCCGGTAGGCTACGCGCTGCAATCCGGCATGTTGACGCTTAGCTCCCTCGCCTCTGGCGCGGAGCGCGGATACCAGGCCGGCTTACTCGGCGCTGGAACGGGCGCTATCAGCGCCGGCTTACTCGGCCAGGCCGGACCGCAAGTCGCGCTTCCGGAGGAAATCCTTACGGTTCCTGGCGGCGCGATCGCCGGTTTTGGCCTTGGCGTTCGAACGGGTATGACTGTCGGCGCGGCGGAGGAAAGCGCGCGCCAGGAAGCCGGCCTAGCCTATGCTGAGTTCCGCCAAATGCGGGATGAATACGGGAACCCGCTGGACGAACAAATCGCGCGCAATGCGGCGCTGATCGTCGGCGCTATCAACGGCGGCCTCGAGGTTGCTTCGCTCCGCGCCGCTGTTCGCGCCCTCCCCGGCGGCGAAGGGCTGTTAAACGGCTTTACGCGCGATCGTATGCGGGAGCTTTTGACGCGGCCTACGTTCCGGGAGGCGCTACTCCGCGCCGGCGGGCGCGGGATAAGCGTTGGCATTACGGAAGGCATTACGGAAACGGCGCAAGAGCTTAGCGTTATCGCTGGCGCGCAATTTGCGGCGATGGCGGACGGGCGGGACTTTTCCGGAAGCCTTGGAACGCTGCAACAGAATTGGGAACGCATGATGGCCGCCGGCTACGGCGGTTTCCAAGCCGGTATAGTGTTCGGCGGCGTCGGCGCTACCGCCGGCCTGGCCGTCGATATTCCGCGCGCCAGGCGCGCCGATCGCGACCAGGAAATGATTACGGCGCTAGGCGATATGGCGGAACAATCGGCGTTGCGCCGCCGCCTGCCGGAGCGCTTCCATGCTTGGGTAGATGCGCTCACGGCTAACGGACCGATGGATACTATCTGGATTGACGCGGTAGCGTTCCGGACGTTCTACCAATCGCAAGGCGTTGACCCGGACGCGGTAGCGGATGCGCTCCCCTCGGTTGGCCGCGACGCGCTGGCGGCGGCGATTGACGCGCGCGACGATATAGCAATCTCCCTCCCGGATTATGCGACCTACATAGCCGGGACGCCTTCGCAAGAGGGATTGCGCGAACATACGCGGATGCACCCGGACGCCGATACGCTGGCGGAGGCGCGCCATAACCTCGCAAATCAGGAAAACGTCCAGGAACGGATAGAGGAAGCGGCGCGCGAAGCGGACTTGCAAGGCGACGAACAAGAGGCGCAACAGTTAATCGCCCGCGATATGCGCCGGCGGCTAGACCTGGCCGGCGTAACCGTAAGCGATGCTAACCAAGTCCAGGCGGAAGCGATCGCGGCGGCCATTGTGGAAAGCTCCCGGAAGGCCGGGGAAAACCCGATCGAAACATACCGCCGCTATTGGGCGGATATTCGCGGACCGCTCGAGGAAGTGGAAGCGATCCCGGCAACGCGGACGCTCGAGCAAGCGCCGGCGGCGGACCTAGACGCCCTATCGGCGGACCTTAAGGGGCGCTTTGGCCTGGCCGAATTGCGTCTAACCGCGACGGCGGACGGCGACGTTGTGGTTGACGAAATCGCGGTCGATCGCAAAGGCCAGCGCAAGGGCAACGGTACGGCGGCCATGCGCGAGTTGATTAAATACGCCGATCGCAATGGCATCCGCCTACGCGCGACCGCCCCTAAACGTGGCGGCGCTTACGGAACCACGTCGCAAGCGCGCTCTAAGGCGTTCCTAGAGGCGTTTGGCTTTATTGAGAACAAGGGCAAGCAACGTTT